TATTTAATACAGTAAGAAATTATATTTCTGTGCATGGACACAAAGATAAGCATGCTGATTTTTTACAACAATGTAAAGATATTTCAAGCATGGATGAAATGACAGATTTCGATTTGTTTACCGCAGGAGCAGGGGCATTAATGGGATGTAGTAGTATAATGGCACAATCTCAAAAATCAAAAACAGAAGTAGTTAGGAAGCCAAATATGTTCAAAAAGAGAAAATATACTTAAAAATTTGTAATTTTGAAAAAAGAAATTTACAAAAATGGCACTTACTCAAGAAAAATATTCAGCACAAATTGGAAGTAGTAGATTAGAAAAAGTTGCAAAACTTACTGAAAAAGACTACATTGAAGATGGCTATTTCTTTCCAAGTGACGATATTGACCCTTCATTAAAAAAAGGCGCATGGGCTTTAAAATGGTCGGAAGCAATTTGGAGTTTATTTTTAAGAAGCAACTTATCTACAAATGTTGCTATGCTTCAAGAAATGAGATGGCTAAGAATGTATGGTGCAGGTTCGCAACCTAAAGAACTATACATGGATTTATTGCTAGATAATGAATCAGGAAAAGGAAGAGAAGGCTATATGGCTACCAATTGGGACATATTTAGCCCTATGAGTAAATACAAAAGAGTAATACAAGGTAAGTTTGAATCGCTCGAATTTGATTATGTAGCCACAGCTATTGACCCTACATCAATAGATGAAAAAGATGAAGCTAAATGGGAACTATGGTACAAATCAAATTACGCAGAAAAGGAAAGAGAAATACAAGCTATGATAGGTTTGCCTCCCGAAAACCAAGTTGAATATATTGCAAAATCATTAGAAGAACTAGATTTATTCAAAGAAATGGGAGGGTTTAAAATTAAAGCAGAATCGGAAGCCGAAGCTGTTTTGAGTGCTACCGATTACCTTTCAGATATAGGAACAATAAAAAGAAAATTAATTAATGATGCTATTGATTTAAACAGAATGGCATTTAGAGATTTGTATGACCCAATAAGTAAAACTTGCAAATACGAATATGTTGATTGGGAGAATTTGGTTATAGATTATTCGAATGAAACAGATTTTAAAGACATTCGTTTTTGGGGTTATCTAAAATTTGAAACATTAAATAATGTTCGAGTTGAAACTGGATTAACTGAAAAAGAACTTTTAGAAATGGCAAAGCCATGGTACGGATTATTTGGTAATTACAATGGACAGCAAATGAATAGATATGTTCAAGGTAATTACGTCAATGAAAATGGAGATTACGTTTACAATATGTTTAGGGTTCCTGTTTTAGTTTCGGAGTGGATAAGTACTGATTCATATTACGAAACAGTAAAAAATGGTAAACGCTACCCTCAAGAGCATGGAAAAATAATAAATACTGAAAAGAAAAAAACAAAAGTTGTAACCAAAAACAGAGCTTACACTACAAAATGGATTATAGGTAGTAAATACGTTTATGATGATGGACCACAATTAGCAGGTAATATTGAAAAGCCAACTTTGAGTATTCATGCAATAAGACTTCAAGGTAAATCAATTGTAGAAACAATCATTCCTAACTTAGATCAGATACAATTAACAAAATTAAGACTTGAAAGCGCAATAGCAACAGCAGCACCAAATGGATTGAACATAGAAATAGGTGCAATGGAAAATATTGATTTGGGTGATGGTATAATGAAACCCTTACAACTTATAGCCTTAAAAAGACAAACAGGTGATACTGTTTACCGAGCAACCACACACGCAGGAGATAGAGGTAGTCAAGCAAACCCAATAAGTCATTCAGAAGGAGGTGTTGGTAATTTATTCAATGAGTGTATAAAAAATTTTGAAATAAACTTTAATTTTATTTCGGAACTTACAGGAATAGATAGGGTAAGCGCAGCAAGTCCAAAAGGTGGAGAACAAACAGCTACCGAAACAAAAGCAGCAATAAGCGCAACTAACGATTCGTTACAACCCATTTATACCTCGTATATTCAAATAAAACAATGGGCAGGGCAAACAGTGTTACCTCGTATTCAAAGAGCTATTAGACGTTATCCTGAAACTAAAAAAATATATCAAAACATTTTAGGTAAAAGTGGAACTTCAATACTTGAAATAAGCAGCGACATAGGAGTAAGGGATATGGGAATAAAGATTGAAATAAAACCCACTCAAGAAAGAAAGCAACAAATAATGCAAGCAGCAATTGAAGCTATGAAGCCCGGTAAGGATGGAGAGAAAATAAGCATGGGCGATTATTTAATGATAAGCAGATTAATAAACGCAGGTAGATTAAACCATGCTGAAACATTAATTAGATTTAAGCAAGACCAAAGCCGAGAGCAATCAATAAAACTTCAACAAGAAAACATGAAGCTAAATGCTGAAAGCGCACAACAAACTGAAATGCTAAAAGCTAAAAACGAAATGGAAAAAATTAAGTTTGAAGCAGACCAAACAATACGAATTGAAGCCGCGAAAGCATTATTTAAAATTGAAGGAACTAGTAATGAAACTATTTTGAGATTACAAGAACAAATGATAATGAACACTTTACAACCTCAAGTAGAAGGTAACACACAACAAATGCAACAATAATTTGCTAATATCAAAACAATTAACATAAATTTGTAACACAATGGTAGAAACAAACGAAAGCGCATCATTTTTTGCAGAAATTGGAATCCCAGCCTCAACAGGTGAAGAAAACAACAATAGTGAAAATGACAATGGTGGAGCAGGAGCTTCGTCAGAAGGCGCAGAAGGAAAAAATGAAGGTGGAGAGGGAGATAATAACTCCGCAGCTTCGTCACAACAAAACACAAACACATCAGCACCTAACTTTGCTGAATTATTTGGAGAAGGATATGACCAAGATAAGGTTAAAGCAGAACTAAATGAATTTAAAGAGTTAAAAGCTAAGTATGATGAATTGGCTGCAAAGCCGACATTAGATTTTGCAGATGAAAGTGTAGCCGAGTTTAATGCTTATATTAAAGCTACAGGGAATAAAGATTACTCTGCTTTTTTACAATTAAAAAACGCAAGTGATAATTTAGATCCAATTGAAGCATTAGTTTTAAAAGCAACAATCGAAAACCCTGATTACAGAGGTAAAGAAGAAATGTTGCGAAACAAACTGATTAAAGAATATGGATTAGACCCAGATGTTTTTGATTCAGATGAAATTGAGTTTAATAAAATTGCGTTGAAAGGTAAGACAAAAGAGGTTTTCGATTGGCTGCAAGACAACAAAAATAAAATGGTATCAACTAAAGTTGACCCAGAAGTGGCTAAACAAGCCAAAGCGTTAACAGAAAGCAAATGGCTAGAAGTTGCAAATGAAAAAATAGGTGGAAAATCGAAGTTAACGATTCCTACTTATCAAGATGGCAAAGTGATTCCTTTTACGGAATTTGAAATTAAGCCTGAACTTGCAGATCAGTACAAAACCGCCTTCGCTAAAATGATGTCGGAAAACAACTATGATGTCAACCCTAAAAGTGTTGAATTAATGGAGCAGGAATTTAATAACAGGTTTATTGTTAATAACCTACCTCAAATCATGGCAGATGCTTTACAAAAACACGAAGCAAAATTAAAAGAAACTTGGGAGGATCAATATGGAGGTCCAATGGATAAATTAAAATCACCAGGTTCGGCTTCAAACAGAGCCAAAGATGAGCTTGATAAAGTTCTCGAAGGTTATGGACAGTAAAAAAATTATTTAAAAACTAAAAAAAAACAAAAACTAAAAATGAAAAAAATATTTACAGGTTTATTGTTCCTTATAACAATATTTAGTGTGTTTTTTGGTATGCCCGAAGTAGCTTTGGGTGCATCATTAGCATATTCAGGCGCAGTAGCAGCCACAATGAGTAACAACTTTGTTTCAGGTTTCGATTTGAACAAAAGACAAGTTTACGAAAGATTAGTAGCCATCCATGGTGACCAAGGATTAGAATTTATTATGATGCTTATGTCAATGGGTTGGGAAGATACTTGTAGTGTTGACACTATTGAGCATTTTGAAGATGATTGGATTAGCCCTTCGTTTATAGTAAACTCATCGGCAGCAGGAGCTACGGGTGCGGCTGTAACAATCACAATTAATGCAAATAGTATTGACGCAAGTGGTCGTTCTATTCCTGTAGTAAAAGACGTAATTGAATTTCCTGGTGTAGGTGGTACAACTCCAATTTGGGGTTTAATCACAGCAAAAAGTGGAGCAAACTTAACAGTAGTACCTTATCGTAGCACACAATCAATTCCAGCAGTATCAAATGGACAAACATTGATTATAGCAACCAACGCAAATGCTGAGGGTTCGTTTCAATTAGCGCCAAAAGCACGTGGAGCAAATTTATACCAAAACAAATTTGCTATTTGTAAGGCTGACATTTCAGCAACAGGTTCGGAAATGACAACCGATTCATGGATTCAAGTAGCACCTGATGGTGGCAAAGTAGGTCCTTGGTACAATTTAGCGTTAAACATGGATTTAGATTTCCGTATGGCAAAAGCTATTCAAGGTACATTATTAGGTGGACAAGAGCCAACTAATCCATTAGCATTAGACCCCGATACAGGAACAGCAGTTAAATGGACAAAAGGTTTATTTCCAACTATGAACGATACTTCAATCCAACACCCTTACATTACTTTTGGTATTGCAGATTTCGATACAATCGAAAGAGCAATTGCTAAAGAATATGGTGGAACAACAACAGCTTGTTTGTTTGGTATTGATTTAGATATTCAAGTTGAAAATACTCTTAAAACTTACTTTAACTTTACTAACATTGACTACATACGCGAAAAAAACACTGCTAATTTATTTGGTGGAGATAAAGGTATGGCAGCAACAGTTGGTTTTAGTTATTTAGAAAAAGCTAAAAGAGCATTTGCTTTCAAGCGTTTTGATACTTTAACTGATCCTCAATCGTATGGTGCAGATGGTTACTCATACACTTCAAGAGGTGTTATGTTCCCATTAAAACCTAAAAACAAAGTTCAGTTAGCTGGTGGTGGTAATGCAATGATTCCTTCAATTAGAGTTCGTTACAAAGCTGCTGATGGATATAACCGTAAAATGGAAGTATTCAATAGTGGTTCTGCTAATGCTGCTAAGTGGGGCGTTACTAACACTCAAGACGTTAGAAGCTGGCACCAAAGAACAGAAGTTGGATTGGAAGTATTCGGTTCGAACACTTTTGTAAACATTTTCTTAGGTAGCTAGTATTTAAACATCTAATTATCAATAAAATGCGATTATCTTAATAGGTAGTCGCATTTTTTTATTGTGTAATTCGTTTATATTCATACTTTTGTCAAACAAACCAAGGGTGGTAACAATCCGTCCATAAAACAAAAATAAAATGATCTACAAAAACAACGAGGTTTATAACCTCACAGATGCCGACAAGAAAAAAGTATTTGACTTTTTAGGTTGGGAAAACAAAAATGGGAAACTAACAAGACCAGACAAAGTAAGACCTGCAGTTATTGTTCACCCTGAAAGTTATTACACTTACGACAACGTAAACAAAAGAATAAGCAAACCTGCTTTATTTAATTTACCATTAGAAGCAATTGATTACGGAGAGCAAGGAAGTGAGAAATGGAATTACGCTGAAAAGCCACCAATTTACGATGGAAACAATAAAACTTATACTTATGTGAGCCACATGGCAATGAAAAGTAATTTTTTATTAACCATTGCACAGATTGATTTATTGTTTTTCCTTATTACAAAAAGTTCTTTCAGAGAATTAACAGATTCGGAAATAGCAAGTGGAATGGTTCAAAAAAACAAGCCAGCATTTAAAGTAGAAAATAGAGAAGCCGAAGCAATGGCTAAACTCCAAAAAGACAGAAACAAAACTACCATTAAAAATTATATCAATGGAGATGCGACAGTATGTTGGACGATTGAAAAAATACGTCAAAATGCAATTGTTTTTGGATTAAGTGGAGCATTAGATATGGGGCCTTTTGAACTTAAATCAGCATTATTGGGTAAGTTAGAAGGAGAACCAGGAGCATGGGAAAGGTTTTGGGCGCAATGTAGTATTGGAGAAGAAACAGATTATCGTTACATGATAGAAGTTGCCAAGGCAAACAAGGTTCTTAAATATGTGGAAAAAGACAGAAAGTGGTATTGGTTAGATGATAAAGGTGGTAAAAACGGAGAGATTTGTTCACACACAAGTTTAACATCAAAACCAGAAGATGACCTATTGAATCACATGAAAAATGATGATGCGACAATGTTGCAAATCAAAAGTAATTCAGAATATAACCCCGAATAAACACTTAAACCAAAATAAATATGTCAGGAGATGTAAAATTTGAAGGCACTAAAGAAGAGTGGGATGCTTTAGTAGCAAAAAATAAAGAGCAAAACAATTTAAAGCCCGACCCTTTCTTAGAACGATTAGTTAATGAAGAAATGGAATTAGGTAAAAAAATTGTAGGGCTAAACAAAGGCTTACAGTCAGACGGATTTGCAGAAAAAGTTGGTAACTACCAATTTGAATTGCTTAACCTACAACATGGCGCAATGATTACTTACAGGCGCATTTTGAATATGCGAATTAAAGACCTTACCCCTAAGTCGTAGTTTTACCGTTTTAGCTACTATATTGACATGTATGGGCTTTTAAAACTCAAAAAATCCTAGCGTAAAAAACTAGGATTTTTTTTTGTTTAGAAAAGTTGTAATTTTGAATAACCAAAAAGGACTAAAATGACACCAACTTTTTCAACATTATTTAAGCTATTAACAAAAGCAGTAAGAGTTACAGACACTTTTAATTATAGTGGTATAACAGCCTCGGCAATATATGGTAATGTTACAGCCAAGATTGGTAACACTATTTTTCATACCAATACTAATTTTAACGCAAGTGCAGATATTGTACAAGGAACAAACACTTACGTTGATTTTAATTTGCCATTAAACGCAGATGGTACAATAAGAGAAACTAGTTATAATTTTACCTATAACGTAAAAATTGAAAATGAACAAATTGGAACATCTTCGGCAGATGTATCAGCAGACACATTTACAACAGTTGTTATACCAAGTAATCCCACATTAGCAGCTTCAATAAACGCTTTAATAGCAGCAGGAGTTGATTGTAGGGCTAGATTTAACCTTGGAAGTACAAGTGGGTATGCTATTTTAAGTGCAACAGCTACAACCATAGTAATTGCTAGTACAACAATTTCTGGAGCAGGAGCAGGCTTAAACGCAGTTACAATATTAAGTACAAGTACAAGCACCACAGTTAAAAATTATGATTTTTGTGATATTACCCCACAAACTAATTTATGTGTAACTTCGGATTGTTTCTTCGCAACAGTTACAGCTCAAGATAGTACATTGTACCCTGCAAACATGACAATTGCTTCAAGAGCCTTAACAATTAATTGGCCAAGACTAGCAAATGGAAATCCTGTAGATACAGCAGTTGTTACAAGTGATGCAAGTAAAACAATAGGTCCAAATATTTTTACAGGTGGTTATTTAGTAACACTAAGCACCGCTTTAACTTGGACACAAACAGATGGATTATTAGTAAGCAATACAGTACAAGGCAGAAGCGATTATGTAGTAGATTGTAGTGGCAATATTTGTAGTGCCTTTAATTGCATAAAAGCATACATGGTTAGATACCAACAAGCAGTTGCTTTAGGTTCGAGAGAATTAACTCAATTTACTCAACAAAACTTTCAAATTCTACTTTATTGTAATTTGTACAATATTGCTATTGAATGTCAGAAAACAAGTGATGCAAGAGATATTTTAATTGCATTAGGAGAGTACATGAGTGTAAGCGGAATAACTGTAGAAGGTTGTGATTGCGGTTGCTCGGATAGTAGTACAAGTAGTACCGAGCCAACTCTAATTACACCATTATACAATTCAGCCACTTACAACAGCGCAACAGAAACAGCAGCAGGTATAGCAGAATTAGCTACTCAAGCAGAAACAAATACTGGCACCGATGATACTAAAATTGTTACACCTTTAAAATTAAAGACTTATGTAGCAACACAAGTAGTAAGTGCAACAGAAATAATACCGGGTATAATTGAAATTGCTACTCAATCAGAAACAAACACAGGAACAGATGATTTAAGAGCAATAACACCTTTAAAACTTCAAAATAAAGTAGCTTCTGAAAGTGCAAAAGGTATTGCTGATATTATAAATTCAAGCGATGCTGCTAGTATAAATTTAGACAATACTCTTCTGAATAATGACACTAAAATTGTTACGCTTAGAAAGTTATCTTTATCAATTAATAATATACTTCAAAGAACTTTAACTTTCGCCAATAAAATATTGTTTCAAAAAGGCGTTAATGTTGTTGGAGCTCCAAGCCCAATTACGGAGGGAGATTTTTATTACGATGGAAATTATTATCAAGGTAAAAATTCTACCAGTACAGTTGTTTTTATCACAGACATTAGTTATGCGACAGAATCTAATTTAGGTGTAGCTAGAATTGCTCAACTTGCCCTTGTTAATCTTGGTATTGGAGATGATACAATTGTTACACCTGTTAAACTTCAAAAGAAAATTTTAGATTCAACAAATACTGCTAGTGGTACAGGTACAGCTACACTTGATGCTTATAATGGTGTAGTATCTTATTCTACAGGGCTTAGTGCTAATACAGGCGCTTTTTACACTCTTTCAAATAATCGTGTAACTGCAAATACAGTAATACAATGGAGCTTGCAACATACATTTTCGGGTAACGAAAATCCAATTGCTTGTTCTTATCAAGTACAAGCTGGAACTATATCTTTCAAATTATTTAATAATGGTTCGGCAACAGCTAGCGGATTAAAAATATATTTTACAATCTTAAATCCTGGAGTATAATGGTAAACATATTTGAAATCTATGAATACGTTTTGTTTAAAGCAAATAAAGAACAATCAGGAAATACATTTACTCCTGACAAGTTTAATTTGACTTGCAAAATTGTAAACTTAGAATATTTTAAATTAAAGGTTGGACTTCCCGAAGCGTATGCTCCGGGCAAACCATTTCCACCTCAAGCATATCAAATAAGTCAAAAAATGACTGATGATATTATGCCATTTATAAAATGGTTGGGTGGACCCGATTATCCAATATTAAGTTTAGATCAATATGGAATAGGTATAATTCCAAACGATTATGTAGCATATTCTAGTTGCTATTATGATTATGTTGCTAAAGGTGCAAATTGCGACACAGAAGAAACTATAACACCAAGAGAGGTAGAATTTATTACTGATGCAAATTGGAGCGACAGAGTAAGCAGTAAAATAGATTATCCTGACAAAAAATATCCTTGCGCTAAATGGATTGGAAACAATAAGATTCAATTTTTGCCTCGTGATTTAAAATCTGTAAATTTTACCTACCTAAGAGAACCTATTGCACCTGTAATGGGATATACTTATGATGGAAACAACGATATAGTTTACAACCCAACAACAAGCACTCAATTTGAATGGCCTCAAGTATGTTTGTCGGACATAGCAAATATGGTTTATAGCATTATGGCTGGTAATTTAAAAAGTCAAATTGATATTCAATTAGCAAATCAAAGAAAGGCAGGGGGAACTGAATAATGACACGCGACCAATTTGTAGAATTAATAAGAAGAAATTTGCAAGGCAGCGATGCTCCAGCAGCAATTCGTGGTAAGTATTCTGAAAGAGAAATACAGTTGTACTCTGAAATGGCTTACAATGACATGGTAAGCATGCTTGGAGAAGAAGCTAATAAGACTAAAGATTATAGTCTTATGGATAGTTTTGGAAAAGCATATAAACGAATAATAAAATATGATTCAGAAAGAGATGAAAAGTATCTTGACATAGAAGTTCAAATTGTACCCTTGAGAGATAATGCTGGAGTAAGGTTGGTTTCACCATATAAAGACCAATCGGCTTCATTTGATTATAGGGATAACACTTCAAGGTCTGTATTTGATACGTTATTAGTCAACGTGGTTGACAATACTCCTACATATTATGTTGAATCTCAAAGAATTTATTTAGATGATAATGTAAATAAAGATTTGACTACTATAATGATAAAAGTAATTCCTTTGTTTTCGGCACTAAAAAGTGAAGATGAAATATTAATTCCAGGGGGAGAAAATGGACAAGTATTCCAAAGAGTGATTGAATTAATTCAAAACAAAGAACGTCATCCACAAATGTATAACAATAGCGGAAGCAGCAAACAAATTTAACAATGGGCAATCAAAGCACACCAAGTAACCAAGTAAGTGGACTAACTGATTTAAGCTATGTAATAGCAGAAGTTCAGAATGAGTTAAACGATTACAGCCCAACTCAAAGACAAAGGTTGTTGGGGCTTGGTATATCGATACTTAGAGATATTCGTATTTACAATCAAGCATCGATACAAGTTGCTTATATTACTGTAAACGAAGCTGGAGTAGTAGAATTACCTCGTGATTACATTGACTACATACAAATTGGAGTAAAAGACCATGGACAATTGCGAGCATTGACACTTGATGAAAATATGCTTATAGATCGCTCAGAAAGTTGTGCCGAGCCAACAAGGGAAATGACACATTATAATAATGATAATTTTTACAATGGAGGTTTTTTTGGTTTGTATAACAATGGAATATTTACACCTACTTATTATGGTTTAGGTGGAGGTAGAAATTCAGCATATTACAAAGTAGATAAAACAGCAAATAGAATACAATTCGATGGTAGATTGGTAAACCAAGAAGTAGTTTTGTTGTATAAAAGTACAGGCATAAGCCCAAACACAGCATTTGGTTGGGAGGTTGTCAATCCAATAAAATCAGGTATTCATTACAAAAGAATAGAATTTGATTTAACGGTTTCTATGAATATGAAAGCACTTTTAAAAGAAGAGTATAATGAAGAAATAAAAAAACTTCGAGCTTTCACTCAAAAATTTACTTTAACAGAATATATGGACGTTTATCGCAGGAAAAAGAAACAAACTCAAAAGCAGTAGAATTACATTTTGAAATAATTTACAATTATTTATTTTAACTTTGTCCTATGAAGCAAAAGGCATTATTTACAAAAAGGTTAAATACTGATAAAGAGGATAGGACACTTGATACAGGAGAGTTTAAAGCAGCCAAACACGCAAGGATAGGAACAAGTTCAGCCGACAATGTAAACACAGCAGAAAGCATTGCAAGTAATGTTTTAAAGACTTCTGGGTATTCGTTTCCAAGCGGAGTAAATAAATGTATTGGAACTTGTCAAGATGTTAGAAATCAAGCAATAATTTATTGCATTTGGAACAGCAACAATAATCATAGAATTATAAGATACAATCCAACCACACAAATAGTAGAAGATATTTTACCTACAATTTGGAACGTATCAGTATTAAATTGGAAGTATGTAAAAGGTAGCCGAGGTGATACCAAAAGACTTTGGAATTTAAGAATTGTAGAAACAGGCGATGATCAGATTATGTTTTTTACAGATGGTTTTAATAACCCAAGGAGAATAAGTTTAAATATAAAAAAACAACGAGGAAGTACATATACGCTTACCGAAGACGATATAAGTACAGCAAGAAAACCACCATTAGAAGTAACCGCAAGATACATAGTAGATTCAACTAGAGCTACAAATTTTATTCGTAATAAATTCTTTCAGTTTCGTTCAAGATATGTATGGGAGAATGGAGAACTAAGTTCATGGTCACCATATAGCATTTTAACAATACCACCTAGCAATGGAACGGATTACAGAGCAATTGAAGTTGGATTTAATAGTGGGCCAAAAGGAGTTGTAAAAGTAGAGCTTGCAGTAAGACAAGGAAATGGAATCTCATCAACAGGAACGGTAAATACAGAACTTTATATTTTTGATACTTGGGAGAAACTTAGCACAGCCGATAATACAAATCAAGTAGTAGTTTTTTACAATTCGGAAGTTTTACGAGCAGTACCAAGAACGAATAGTGATACTAATTTTTATCAAGTACCTCAAAAGTCAGGTTGTCAAGAAATAGTTGAAAGCAATCAAGTTGTTTATGGTGATATTACAGAAGGTTACAATAACTTAAATTTAACCCCTGAGCAATTACCTACTTTTGGGGTAACTTATGACAAAACAACAATAGTTAATTTTACTGCAGCAAAAGTTGGAGATAACTATACAATTACAATTTCTGATGATTATGTGCCTGTACCTGACCAACAAGTAACAATAACAATAAATGGAGTTGATTTTTCTTACATAAGCACAGCAACAACAGCTTTTGATTATTTAGTTGAAATGGCTTCTTTTATTAATCAATTAGGTTATACAATATCTGTACTTGGGAATGTTATAACAACAAACGCTGTTATAAACAATGTAACATCTTATACTTACGATTGGCTACAAGTAGTTAATTTAACCTACATGGATAGAGCTAATATTATAACCACAACTTTAGGTTCAGCCAAAGTAAAAATTGACTTTCCTTTTGTTTACTACAATGGAATAGAAATGTTAAATGCCACTGATTTTAAGATAACTGGCAATATTTTCGGGACACTTAAATTTAAAGTTCATATACAATTAGAATTAAACGCTGTTACCTCTAGGACCCAAGACATTAATTTTGGGATATTAGACGTTACTTTAGGTACTTTTATTAATGTCAAAACAATAACAATCAACAATATTGACCCACCCCCAAATTTTTATGATTATGAAATAACGTTAGACGCAAATGCTGTCAACGGCAAAACTATTGCAATAGCTACGCAAGAAATTACATCAACTACTTTTGATATAGCAACGGCTAACTTACAAATAGAACTTGATACACCTTACTATTTCAGACAAGGTTTTAAAAGTGGAGCAACACATAAATTTGGAATAGTTTATTACGATGAATTTCTAAGACAAACAGGTGTACAGGCAATAAACAGCGTTTATGTTAAAGCCCCACCTGAAAGAGATTATCCATATCCTTGGGGAATAGGAGGAAATATTTATGATGGTTATATACCTCAAATAAGTTGGAGTATTACTCACCGACCCCCATTAATGGCTAAGTATTACAAATGGGTTTATAACGGAAGCAATATTAATAAGTTTTGTCAATTCGTTGCCAATGTAAAAGACCCAACACTAGGTACTAATGTAGGTTTTAATTACATTACTATAACTACTCAAAGTTTAGTTTTATACCCTTTTATATTCAAAGATATAAATGTTGGAGATACTATAAGGATAATGCTTGGCCGAGGGTACAATTTAATATCAACCACAGGCGCACCATACATAGAAAGTACAATATTAGCTGTAAGTGCAACCGAACTTCAAGTAGATACTTCAAATGGACAGTTTAACACTAAAAATATTAATGGAGCTTTGGTAGAAATATTTACTACAAACCAAACAGAGTTTTTCTTTGAATTTGCACCAATATATGAAATAGGAAATCCTAATACAATAACAGCATATCACAAAGGTCCAACACAAAATCAAACTTCAAATTTATCACAGCCAGCGTTAGGTACGTTTTTAGGAACAACTTATTTTTACATAAATAATCAGTTTTTAAGAAATAGAAATGACAATACAGGTTATCCAAATACTAAATCATTTTGCGAAAACGCTAATATTAATAATAATGTTGATAGTTCGTTTTGGAACAAAGGTAGAATACAAATAGAAACACCACTCCAAACACAACAAAGAATACCTTGGATGCTACGATGGGGAGGTAAGCTGTATCAAGACACGCAAATAAACAATATGAGTAATTTTGAAGCAGGTCAATACAGAATATTATCAGCCAAATGGGGAGCAACAGTTGGATTAAGAGAAATAGGTTACACGCTTAAAATTATTCAAGAAGTAAATTACTCAACAGCATTTATTGGTAGAAGAGAACTTCAAGAAAGTAGTGGTGCAACTCAACAAGTGCTTATTACAGATAGTCTTATCGGTACAATAAATGAAAGCGAATCAGGGTATGGAACAAAATATCCAGGTAGTATATTGGTTTTTAATCGTAATATGTATTTTTATGATACCACCAAAGGAGAAGTAATAAGAGAATCTGGAAACGCACCATTCCCAATAAGTAATTATGGCATGGTAAGGTATTTTCGAGATACAGCAAATTTAATTACAAGCGATAATTACGAAATAATAACAGGCTTTAATAAACCCGAAGAAAGCCTTTATATGACTTGGTTTACAGAAGAAATAAAAACACAAGTTACATACCTTAGCGCAAATGTTACCGTAGTCGCAGGAACAACAATAACAGCAGTAATCACATCTCCATCAATAGCATTTGAAATAGGAGATATTGTAAAAATAGTGCAAGGAAGCGGTTTTTTTGTTGGAAAAATTACAGCTATTAATTTAGGTTTAGTAACTTATACGATAAATTTATTGGGAGGAACAGCAACAGTAAATAGCATTAATACTATTTACATTTTAACTGACGATAATGAAACAATATCATTTTTTGAGCCTTCAAGACAAAATCAAGAACCGGGTTGGGTATCAAACCATGAATTTGAAAAAACAATAGGTGCAGATATAGTTCCGATTGAAATGTATGGATATATAGGGCAAATATTTACTGCAGCTTTAAATGCTAATGTTTATCAATTTAATGATACTGCAACTTATTTAAACCTATTTGGAGAAAATAAAGATTTTACAATTAAAAGCGTGTTTAACTTGGAGCCTGATGCAAGTAAAGTATTTTTAGCACATGCTGTTCATTCAAATTTAGCAGTAGATAAAACAACTTTTATAATACCTGCAAACCAACAAACTCCAAATGGAATGAAATCAATATTAGTAGAAGGTAATTACAAGCTAAGAGAAGGTGCTTTTTACGCTGATATAAAGAAAGATGGATATTCTAAAGGAGTTAATTCAGAAAACACAGCACAATTCATTACAGGGCTTATAAATGGCAGACCGATGAGAGGTCGTGTAATAGAAGTTGAAATATTATACAGAGGAAATGCTATATTTGTACTGTTTAGTCACGAAGTTGAAATACAATATTCACCATTAAGTTAATGATAACAAGAACATTCAACAACCAAACCACATACGGAACAGTAGGCGAAGGCATATTGCAACAACAAGCAGTAATTTGGAGTAAATACGACCCTACTACAACTAAAAATATAGACCTTTATTTTAGGTTTATATCAGGGGGAAGTGCTTTAGCAATTGATGTTTTATGTAAAGTAGTTTTAGATGGTGTTATTATTGGAGAGTTTAGTACACAAAGCGATAAAACGCTTCAAGACATTTTAGATTTAGAAGATTATAAAAGTGTAAACGATTTTTGCGAGCCAATAATGAACGAATATGTAACACCTTATATTAATAGTTTTGAATAAATATTACCTTTGATAAAAAAATAAGATTATGCCAATACCATTATTAGCAGTAGCAGGGTTATCAGCATTAAGTTCACTTCCAAATTGGTATCAATCATGGAAGCAAAACCAACGTGCAGACGAATTAGCTAAGGGCTTAAAACGTCCCGACTTTGAAATACCACAAAGCGAACTTGAAAGTTTAGCAAGCGCACAAGCACAAGCTGGAATGACAAGATTACCAGGACAAAGTGGTATTGAAGGTCAATTAGAAAATACAGCAGCAAATGAAGTAGCCAATGTAGAGAGAATGGGAACAGGAGGAGCAAATGATATTAATGCTGCTTCTAGGGTTTATAGTGGTTTACAAGGCAAACAAAACGAACTTGGAATAAAGGCTTCTGATATGTGGCTTCGTAATCAAGATGTCTTAAGAAGTCAATTAGACCAAAACGCTGAATGGCAACAAAAGAAATGGGAATGGGATAAACAACAACCATACGAAAACACAGCAAAAGCCATTAGCGCACTAAGAGAAGGTAGTGCAAGGAATTTTGATACTGGTTGGAAAGATTTATTTGGTGGTGCTTCAAATTTAGCTTTAGGTGAGTATTTGAGAGGTGCAGGAGGTGGAATAGGTGATGGCTCTAAAACAGGTTCAGGAGGCGGTGTAGGGGTAAATCCAAACGCAGGGTTAACAGCAGAAAATTATGGTATGGGCAATAACCAACCAATTATAGACCCATTCCAAACAAACCCAACTGTAAGCGGAATGAACATAACAAATGATATGCCTTTCAGCTTAAAACCAGAATCTATGAGAGTAAAAAACAAACCAATTTTTGACGCTTTTAACTACCAACCATAATTAGATATTAAGACATGGCAATAGACCCATTATCATCAGTAGCATTAGGACGTTCCGACACCGGAGAAGCGGCAGTATTAAGTAAAGGAAACTTTGAAGACTTTACAGGAAAAATACTTAAAATGCGCCAAGAAGAAGGCGAAGAAGCAAAAAAAACTAATGCCGAAATAAGTAAATTATTACAAGACCAAGTTAAAAGTGATTGGGCTAAGGATAATATTGACATTTTTCAACCTAAAGTGCAAGCCATTAAGGATAAAACTTTAGAGCTTTATAAAGAAAAAAAAGGCAAGTTAAGTAGTGTTGACCTCTATGGTATTCAAAGCGAATGGAATAAGCTAAAAGCAGAAGCAGAAGCAAGTAATAGTTTATATGCTGAAGAGAAAAATCGTATCAAAGCATTAGAAGAAGATCCAACAGGATTAAAGTATGATGCAGAAGAAAGTCAAAAACTAAGAGATTTGTACCGCGACCCAATGAGCAATCCAGAATTAGCTAAAGAAGTTAAAGAGCAATATGGTGGTAATGTAATTAAGTGGAGAGCAAACAACGAAAGAAGATTTGGTAACGTAGGTGCTTATAGCATTGCGGAAGACATAGACAAGTATGCAAAAGATAAATTAAGTAAAACCTATACTCGATTAGACGCAAAAGGAGAAAGAGTATTTGAAACAGACAAAAGCGGGCTATTTCAATCTACACCATACTTAGAAGGTCTTGATAAAGAAAAAGCTAGAACAAGCTATAATGCTTTTTACGACAGAACCGATTATAAGGGTAAAAAGTTCAAAGAAGAAGTAGGCAAAATGATTGGAAAAAACTTCGACATAAAAGAAGACGGAACCATAACTCCCAATAACAGAGAACCTGCAACACTAGAAGCATACAAAAGCACACTTGAAAAAATAAATCCTTCAATGAACGCAGGTCAAAAAGCCGAAATACTTAGAAGGGAGTATGGGCTTGAATTAATAAAAGCACAATACCCACAAAAACAAGGATTTGAAGATAGAACCATACCTCAAAAAAATAATATTAATATTAATAATGGTGGTGGACCTTCAACTAAATACAATTGGGCAGTAGGAACAGCAGATATGAAACAAGACCCTAAATTAAATTGGGCAAGTACCAATGTTGTTAAAGGGGTTAAAAATTATGTACAAAGACTTTGGGCAGAAAAAGTACCTTATGTAACAGTTTCTCCAACCAAGGGTACTGAAACACCTACATTTACGGTTACAAATACAACAACAGGTAAACCAATGCAAGTTTCAACTTTAGGTTTCAAACAAAACAAAAATGGTGAATGGATTTATGTTTCGGCAGAAAAGCAAAAAATAGGAGGAACGGAAGAAGAACAAAAACGAGAAGCAGAAAAGCAATTTGAACCAATTGAAATTAATTTAAAGCAAAATACAGCTTTGGCAGCAGAGTTGGCAGCAACTTATGACTTCGGATCAACCGAAGAATTAGAAAATTGGTTAAATGAAAAAGCAAAAAAATCAGGGATAAAAACTAAGAAAACAGAAGAAGACCCTAATGCTGTTCCAAGAGCAGGGGGAAACCCAAGCAACAATAAATCAACAGATAGTAATAATAAGCCAAAAAAGAAACCATTACCAGGTACTTAAAAATATAAATTATGCCACAAGACGATAAATTAAAATTACTTTATGATGATGTTAAAAAGGATTATGAAGTAGGAACAATAGATGAATTTAAGGCCTATTTATCAGACGATAAAAAAAGAGATGCTTTTTTTAAGGAAGTTATACAGCCAAATTATGATGTTAAAAACTTGTCTGATTTCGAAAGTGTTTATGATTTAAAAAAAAAAGCACCAACGGCTTCATCAACGCCTTCGCCAACTTTTTCAACAGAGCCTATCGTTCCTTCAAACGATTCGCAAACGCAGAAATCAGAATATACTGGTAAGGGGCCGAACTATAACATAGAC